ATAGCAGTAATAACCTGAAAATACTCTATATCAGATTTAACTTTAGTATACTGTAAATTCAATGGTTCTTGACACTTTACGTTTGTAACCGCAATCCCTTGATTCGGATAAAAATCATTAACACATATTGTACCAGATTGTGGTGTATTACCTGAGTAATATGTCCCACCACAATCGTAGTAATACCACTCATTTCCTGTTAACGCTGTAACAGATCCCACCCAACAATTTTGAACCGCGTCGGGTGTTTGATTTACAATATATTCTTGTGTCAGATTTTGATCTGAACTATCAGGATTAGCATAATTTACCGTGATTGATTTCAAATTCTTCGAGTATCCTGTTGAAGATGTAAAACCTGAAAAGTTAGACTGAGCTTTATCAGTATTCGGATCCAACGAATTATTTGGACTTTGAAACGCCAACACCCTTCCTGTTAAGAAGTTATCTAACGTATCGGGATCACACAATAATGTTATCGTGTTATCGTAGTGAAACGCACCATTATTAGCTGCAATATCTGAAGCAACATAAGTTTTAACTTGGTTAAAACCTCCAAACTGATTAAAATATTGATGTTTGTAATTAAACAAATTCATTCTTTCAGTTAACGTTAAATCGAATCCCGCCACGGGAGGACCCGCCCATATTGTTGCTGGTGTTCTTTGTCCTGCGAATTTTTTATTGTTTCCGGCCAATAATCTTTGGTAATCAGTTTGATATGATATATTTGGAAATCCAACGGTTTGGAAAGCAATTTGTCTTTCAGCTACTTGAGTACCATTCGGTTGTGTTAAAATAGTTAAACTTTCGAACCATGGATCATTAACAGCATAACTATCTTCAAATACATTAGAATAATTAGCCGGATTTGGTGTGTCTCCTAAAAGAGTTAATGAGGTTGTTCTCAAAGATTCCGCAGCAAAGTCTGCAACATTAGGATTCGTTTCTAATGAATCTGAAGAACAAGAACATAATTCACAATCAGGATATGTTATCGTTGGTAACGAAATATTTTTAAACGGATCACCTAAAGAATTGAAAATATCTTTAAATGAAGGTGGTTTGTTACAAGTAATACTCACAAATGGTATTGCATCAAGAACCTTACAAACAATATAAACAATCCAAGCCAGTGAACCATAAACAAAAGTTATCAGGGCTTTTAATATCGGCCATAAAAACGCCAATAAGTGCACAACAACCATTAATGGTATTAGTAGAAGTGTTATAAAACTAAAAAAGAAATTGAATATAATAAAAATTAAATCGAAGTTTTTAACTCCATCATTAGTTGGGAACTTATTACTAGTCGAATCACAAGTGTTTTCCAAAATTTGTTTAATACCTATAAACCTACCTCTATTAGTTCCTTTATGATACCCGTCTAAAAATTGAGACACCGTATAAACTCGATTGTATCCAAACTCATAAAATGTATCCTCACAATCTATTGCGGATTGTGGATCAACATAGTCATCCCAATCTAAAGAAAATGCGTACGATTTTTGTACCGCTTGGTATTGTGTAGTACCCGATGGAAATGCTTGATATGGATCCAAAACAGGATTAGTCCATCCCCACTCTTTAATATTTGGAACCAAATAGTAACCTCTTTTAACTTGTTCACCTAAATCTGCAGATTGTTCCCACTTAACCTTGAACCTATATTTACCCTTAGTTGGTACTCCAACACTTGGGTCTAATGAAATTGTTCTCTCACCAAACTCATTTGTTATTATGTAATCCAAATTCATTGGAACATCTGTTAACCACGTTCCGTCACCATCAATTACTTTCGCACCACCGTCAAATTCATATTCCTCTAATACTGGTTTCCCTGTACTATCTTGACCTACAGTTTGTCTGATACATAATATTTCACCTGGTCCTGAAACCAAATCACATAAATTACCGGCCTCAGTTGCAGGTCTACAGTTTTTCCTTAATACTCTCGAGTCTGTTGCTGAAACTACAGAACCCATAAAAACTGCCGTTGGCTGTATATCAATATTTGCATCATCTCTCAAATCAAAGTCGACTCTATTAATAGCAATTTGACAAACTTCAGGTTGACCGAAAAGAGGCGAAACGTCTATATTCGCTTGTAAATTTATAATTTGAGGTAATGAATTTAAATCTGGTGAAGCTTTGAATCCGTTACCATTAAATTGGTTCTCAGTCGCTAACCCCATTCTAATCAAATCTTGCGGGGTAAGGCTGAACTCACCAATATCTGAAAGGTCAGCATCCATTACAACTGTTTGGTTTCCTAACGGAACTCCCATAATCATATAATCACCACTATCGTTAGTCTTTACCGTATACTTGTAATACTTGTCGTAAACTTGAATGACCGTTGGATTGGCTAATGCATCACTTCTTGATGGAAATGTACCTGTTGGTACGTGAGAGGAGTAAGATTTCTCATATGGTAATAAATTATATCTATAACCATCCTCATTCTTATCTGTTGGTGATTTGTAAGGATAAAGGACACTAACAATTTCATTATTTTGATCTTCTTGTGCAATAGGAACAAAGACTGAAACTCTAACATTAGGTAATCCGAATCCACCATTTGCCGTAACACGCCCAATAACAACTCCATAATCCGCACAGTTTCTTGTATAGATGTCATCACTTTGAATCTTCAAAGAAAGTATTTCCAAGAAATCAAATTCTTGGTCGATTTGTACGTTAATAATTTGGTCTGAACCAGGTTCGGTTCGTATTCTGTAGGAATTACCCATTAATGCCTTTTTTGATAAATAGTTTAACCCCCATTTTCTAAGGAAAAGAAATGGCGTATTAATCAATGATAACCTAATGGTTGATTAAATAAACTTAAGTAAACGAAACGTTTTGGAAGTTCTTGACTCTTACTCTAATATCCTTCTGTGGATATCTGATTTGATATACCTGACTTGGTTGAGCAAATATGGTATCATCAACAGGTCTTATCTGTCTTGACTCCTCGTCAGCATATGGCATCGATGTTTGAGATGATGAGTATTGACCTCCAACCTCATTATAAATTTGAAGTCCAGCAACTGTGATTACACCATTTTCATCCTGGATTAAACTATTCAACTGAGCCAAGTAAATATTTTGACCTAACTGTCTAATTTGTGGATCCATGAAAGTCGATATCTTATTAACTATATTTGAAATAACTTGTCCTTGGTTTTGAGTTGCATCTAACACAACCGCAATATCGATACTAATATCAATAACTTCAGCAGTTTCAATTGAGATATAGTCATTCAACATTCTATAATTCGATAGATAATTCGCCAAGTTTTGTTTCAATGTATTCGACACAATAGATGTTAATTTACCTGAAGTGTCATAAGATAAAATCTGAACTAATACCTTATTGTTGTTTTCCGTGATAGCAACTTTTGCAGGTGCTCCGAATTGTGATGGCATTTTTCTAACAAGAGCTTCATAGTCATTTACTGTTACCGCTCTATTTTGTGATGCGAAGTTGAATGATACATAATTTCTTGCCTCTTCAACTGTTGGTTGTCCAGCTCCACCGATGGCTGCCGTTACGTTGTTACATCTTAAAGATCCAACAACTTGTTGGTTTGTAGCTTCCGATGGACCATTCACAAAAAATGAAACGGTTCCAACTTGATTGATAACATTTGTTCCTAAGTTTGTTGATAGTCCTCCACCCGTTCTATACTGAATAAATAAAGTTGTGTTTGCTCTAAGTGCTGACCCTAACGATAAATTGTTTTGATACAATTGTAGATTTAAAGGAACTCCTAACGTTGTAAATTGGTTAAGAGCGTCTTGTGCTGTGTTTGTCCCTCCACCGAAAGTCATCTTCAAAAATCCTTCAGGTGTATATTCAGTAATAAATTTGTCTTGTGTTTGAATATAACGTCCAACTTTAATTCCTGGTTGGTCCGATACTTTGGTTGGATCTTCAATAAAGATTCTATCTTCAGCTAAAGCATCAACCTCATACCATTTGTTTTGTAACCCTAAAAATTCATTAACTGTTGGTACCGTAGTGTAACTTGTACCATCCTTTAAAAGAACACTTGTAACACCTAATACATTCTTTTCAGGTAAAAAAACCTCCAAGAATGGTCTTACGTCACCAGGAGTGATCACTCTTTTGAATACTTTAGTTATACCATTAACAACAACTTCTCTTTTAGTTATAGTATAGTTAACCAATCTATTACTACTATCGAAGTTTGGTATCTTAAGTCTATTAGGAAATCCTTGAGAATTATATGGAGATGCAAAATCAATGTCTTCTACGTTTTCAAAAACTTGTCCAGCTCCTAATACTTGTGATCCTCTTCTTAATTGACCCAAATATCTTTCATCTTCTTTATCACCAAATGCGGGTACTGTTATTGAAAAATCAACTAAAGCAACTGAAGGTCTTTGACCTGGTAACTTTAATCCGTAAGTTCTTGCAATGTTATAAATTGAAGATCTTTGTTG